AGCCACGTAAAGTTTTCGTAGCTGATAGCATTATTGCCATGCTAAGTGCCATAAATCCCATTTCACCATTTCGGCCTGATTCTCGCATAAGAGTCTCTACATGGCAACGCAAACGGAACAACTTCAGGCTGTTGAAAGCGCATTGACGTCTCTCGGGCAAGCTCGCACCGAGTTGTTCGCGGCACAGACCCGCGGGCAGTTCGAGGAGGCTTTCAGGGAAGCGCGCACCCACGCACTCGCGTTGGCGGTTGAATTGGAAACGCTTCGGGAACGCTTGTTGCACGGGTGAGCAATAACATGGCAACGACATCGCAATCCAAGAAATCAGTCAAGGTTTACACCATGCTCTACTCCGACTTGTCGCAAGGGTGCAAAGAGCTTGGTTTCATCCCGCGCAAGCACCCCTTGGACTCGGATCGCGAGGATGCGGATTACATCCGTTTTCTCAAGGGCAAGGGCATCACGGCGCGCATGAACTACCGCGAAAGCAAGGTCATTGTCGAAGAACCGGCATCCACCAAAGTTGAACTCAGCATCCAGGCGCTTCGTTTGGCATTGGACGAGGCCATGGGCGCCATTGAGAATATTGACACGGCGCTCATCCAGGATGCGCCGATCAAGGAGCTTCATCGCATCGCCGACGTTGGCGATGTGCAATCAGGCATCCAGGCTGCCCGCAGGGCCATGGGCCGATTGATCGACCGTTTGATCGATTAGGAGCAAGGTCTTGGGTTTCCAACTGGTAACCCAAGGTAGGTTGATATAGGTGGATATACGTAAATACGCGCCGCAATAAAAGTTACTTGCCGGGAACGTTTCACACCCCGATAATACGAAACCCCAACACACAACTGAACTGGAGAGTGCCATGGATAGCGCGGTAAACCCCAAGCCCGCTGGTCAAGTTGCTCTGAATCAACAGGAATTTGCCTTTGAAAGGGTGGCCGTTGTTGACTACCTGATCTTCATCGGGTCGAATTTCTACCCAACGCCGCAAGACTTCATCGATGAGGCAGCGCGACTCGGGATCAGCCGTCGCATGCCATCGCACCAAGTTCCGGTTGGCCTGGTGACGGGCAAGTCGCGGGTGTTTTTGGCGCACAGCGGAACGAAGGGCGGCGACTCGGCATCACCGGTTTTTGGCTACTTTGTACCGTCACGCATCGAATACATCGTGCCACCAGGGACTGCTGAATTCCAGGCTGATTTGCTGGCAGAATTGGAGTTGCGTCCTGATACCAAGGCCGTCGGATCCGTGGCAGGCGAGGGGCAACGCGGTTGCGGCTATCGCAAGGCGGGTGGCACCTATATCGTAGTGGACAAGGCCGAGTCTCCATTGGTGCTTACCCCAAAGGGCGCAGGCTACGTTGGGCGCCATTTTCGCGGCATGAAAGCGCTCACAGCCGAGGAGTCACAAGCATTCACGGCTGGCAACCCGATCGGTGGTTTGTTTGAGACGTTCTGCGACGGGTGCAAGACTTCGATGAAATGCGCTCGGGACGGTTACGAGCGCCAGCTGCGTGAGCACCGCCGCTTCGCCAAGACTGGTGAGGTGAAATGGCGCAACCTTTGTTCGAAATGCAAATCAGACACCCGCAAGGCGGCTGCAAAACCGCAAGGAGAATAGCAGGCAATCATGGCAAATTACATCCCACAGGGTTGGCAATCATCGCCGCAAGGCAAGCTTTTGTACTCACAAAAAGTGGCAGAAATTGAGGTTGTGGTCCAGCGTCACGTGCGCAAGTTCAGACTGCAATCGATGCCGCCGGATGACTTAGCACAGGAGGCCCGGCTGGCTGCTGCTTACGCGGTGGATACTTACAACAGCGGCCGCGGTAGTCTCATGGGATACGTGCACCACTTGGTGTACAACGCGTTGGCGATGGTTGCGGCCGAATGTTTGGCCCAGCGTCGCACCCCGCACATCGAAGTCATTGAGAAAGTTGCTCAATACGATTGCGGCAAGATTACGCACATTAATGAACGGTGGGTGAAACGACCGTGCATGCATGTGGAAATGGACAACCGTGTGGAGGAGTCCACCAGTTGGGAGAACGAGAATCCAGAAATTGCCATGCTGGAGGCTGAGGACGGAACACACAGAGGCTCACAGCTGTCTGAGATCGCGATGCGTCGTGCCATGAATAAGGCCACGCTTTCCCCGGATGGCAAAGTTGTTGCGCAGCTGATGCTTTCCAAGCCGCCGCAACTGGCTGTGCTTGCGCGCAATCTCACAGGCCAATGGGGAAGGATTACCCACACAGCCATAGCTCGACACCAAGAATGGACAAATAAGCGGGCCAACGCGGCATTGCTTGAGCTGAAGCAATTCACCAAAACGCAAAACGCAAATAAATCCGCTGAAGACACCCATGGTATACAGCAACCCGAATGAGATGGATGCGGCGTTTGTCCGCAATGTGATAGCGCAACACAGCTTGGATCCTTCTCCAAAACACGGGTTTCATGCCAGCCCGTTGTATTGGCAGCAGTCCATCGAATGGCGCAGATGCATTGAGGAGTACGATTGGGGAAGTGTTGTGTTTTTGTCGGATTTGAAGCGTGGCCAGCACTTCACAGTCGTGATCTTGGGGCAATTCGACGCAACGACTGGCAAGCTAAAGCAAAGCACGTCATCCGTGGGGCATCTATCCAAGATCGTTCCTTGGTACCTGGATTTGGTTGCCGGGTTGTCTGAGGCGCAACAGCCTAGCAACGTTGATATTCCGCCTTGCCTCGGGTTCAACGAGCCTGATCATGTTTGCATCGGCGGGGTGAATCCGACTACGAAATTGACGGAGCCTGCTTGCGCTTGGCTTTCACGCTGCTCGGCTTTGCGAATGGTCGCAGAGGCAACCAATCGCAACCAACAAGACATGTTGAAGAGCAAGTCACCCGAGCAAATCGTTCAACTCACAGAGCGCTTATTGGCGCAAAAGACGGCCAAGCAAACGCCAAAGACGAAGGCCAAAGCAGTGCCGGTGACACTGAAAGTCGAGCACACATCAGGCCGCTTCCCGGATGCCGTGAAACAAGTCGCAACAATCATGGTCGAGGTGGCCAAGCTCTGCGACGTTGGGGTTGCGCATGATGCAAACTCAGCATCGCCCGGTGAGTTGTACATGATTGATCGCACCACCAAGTCCGATTACGTGACTGTGTATCAATCCATCGCCGCGGGCGCCAAGCGTCGCCCGCTTGCATCCTGGCGCATCAGGACTCGGGATCCGGGATTTCGTGTGCAATTGCCGATGCTGAAGGAAGATCCTTTGCTGCAAAGCATTGTCAAGGCAGACATCGTCGTTTGGAACGACGGGGCATTCAAGTGTTGCGTCAACGATGTCATTCCGGGGCAACTTCGCATGGACAACATTCGCGCCATCATGTGTCATTTGGCAAAGGCGCCACGATGAGAGTTGTAATTTTGGGTGGCGGGATCTCGGGCTTGATTGCGGCCCATGTCTTGAAAAACAAGGGCGGAGTCGATGTCACGCTGATTGAGGCCGGCGACAAATTGGGCGGAACGTTCGCGGCTGGTGGTCTGAAGTACCTGCGGGCGACCAAGGACGCGTCAGACATGTTGGACGCTTTGGGGATCCATTACAGTTTCCATCTGCCGCGTGGGGCCATTTACATTGACGGAGTTGCAAAGAGCCATCCGGAGTGTCTCATGGGGATGAGCACCTTGGATCGGTTGCAGATTCAGACGGCACACTGGAAGAAAACGAGGAAATCACTGGAAGGGTTTCGTGCCGACTGCATGAATGATCCTGGGTCGAAGCACAATTGGTCGGCTCGGTGTGATAATGCGGTCGTGGTTGCTGCTCTGGCAAAACAAGCCGAGGAGTCTTGCAAGGTTCACACCTTCGCTCGGGTGCGACGGGTTGATGCCAAAAGCGTCACGGTCCATGATCGAAATGTGCCTTATGATTTCTTGATCAACACGCTGCCGCTGCCCGTTCTCAGGAAGATTGTGCCTTTCACCGTCCAATCGGGCATCCCGGACACGTCTTGCAACAAGCTCAGCATTGTGGACGTTAGCGGCATCCAAACCGACATGTGGTGGGATTACCTGTACACGCCGCTGGCTTCGACCGTGTCACGGATCACCAAGACGAGTCCGACCACGGCCCAACTTGAGATCCCTTGGGGCAAGCCCGATGCGCCCAAGCCACTCGACACCGATGATTTGATGCCGCTGCTTTCGCATCGTTCCGATCGCGACATGTTTGTACAGGAGACATTGTCAGAGCCAAGGGTGTTGAATGGGCACCTCAAACCGTTGCCCGGCCCATTGGTGTTGCCGAAGAACTGGCTCATGCTTGGACGCTTCGCCGAATGGGATCCGCGCTCCACTGCCGAAAAGTCATTGACAAAGATGATTCAGTGGGCACATGATCAACGCTTCTGACAAGTTCTATGATGAGCACCGTCGAGCGCTAAGTGACGCGTTGAAAGGCAATAGAAATGGAGTCGTAAGACGTGGGAGACTTGGAAAAAATATGGCGGCGGCAAATTGAGCAGCAATCTCTCTGGCATTCATGGGAAGGATTGTCAGACGATGATAAGAGCGCGCTGACCAAGGAACTGATCCTTGGGATGTATGAGGAGCTTGGCGAGCTTCAAAAGCGCTTGGACATCGACAAGTATCACATCATCATGAAGGCTGTCAAGCGTCACCCTGCCGCCGTTGCGGAAGACGGCATTGACGTGATGAAATACCTCGTTGCGCTGATGGCATTGCACGGGGTGACACCCGAGATGATGTTGGTTGAGTTCAATCGCAAGACCATGGTGGTTGACGCCAAATGGAAGGCGCAATGTGACAGCTTGCGCGATGTTGACGTGTTGCTCTGCGACTTGGACGATTGCGTGGCTGATTGGGCGCATGGCTTTCCGGCTTGGACTGCTGCTCGCGGCATCGACATCAACGGCGCGCCCGAAGGCTCCTTGGAACAAGAAAAGGCCAAAGAGCGCTTCTATGCTGAGGGTGGATTCCTGACGCTTGGGACCATTTCTGGTGCCGTCAACACGCTTTCGAGATGGCGCGGCCGAACTCATGAATATTGCGCCCATGCTGTTAGGGATCGGCGCCTCATCATGGTGACGTCAAGACCGTACCGCCGGCACACCCGCGTGTACGCAGACACCATGGAATGGTGTGACAAGGTAGGATTGGGTCAAGATCATATCATTTTCACCAACGACAAGGCCGATGCCGTCCGTCAGATGCAACCTGCTCGAATCATCGCGATGATCGAGGATCGGCACAAATATGCATCCGAATTGGCAGCCATCGGTGTGAAGGTGTTGAAACTGCCGGGGTGGGATGACATAGAGAACTTCAAACATGCCAACGTACTTGGGTGTCGCAATTGGGACGACATCAAAGCAGCGTTGGCAAATATATGAACTGAAAGGTCCAATGCCATGAAACCGAAAGTCACGCTTGTTTCGTCTACGCCCGATCCGTTGGCAACCGTCTGGCTGCTCTGGGAAGCCAGCAAAGTTGACGGCCCGGTGCCGTTGTCCATCAAGGAAGTCCGCGACACCGTGCCGCATTCCAAGCTGGAAGAGCTGTTTTGGCAAGTCATCCGGCAGCAAATCCCCGTGGGAGAAGACATTGAGTTCACCTTCATGCTGGAGGGCGTCAGTGTCTCGTTCCGGGAGCAAATGGTACGACATCGAATTGGCGCCCGCGCTGGCGACAACTATGGCGTGGATACCATTCCGGACATTGCCACGTCAACCTGGTGGTCGCAATCGATGCGCATCCAGGACATGAGCACGTTTGCGGATCGCGGGATGTATCGCGTGCCCGAGACGCTGAAGGGGAAAACATGCAAGCGTCCGGATGGTGATTCATTCCTTGCTGTGAATCGATTCGTGTCAACCATGCACCTTATCCAAGATGCCTACAAGGATTTGGTGGCAGCCGGGGTGCCCATGGAAGATGCGCGTGACCTCATCCCGCTCGGCGCCCAACACCGCATCAGCTGGAAGTTGACGCTTCAAGCCTTGCTCCACATCTTGGGGAAGCGCGGTTGCTACATCCTTCAGATGGGGCTTTGGGGCCCGATCATTACCGGCATCGTGAACGAGCTTGCCGAAAAGGTGCACCCGATGTTTCGCAAAATCGTTCACCCGCCTTGCGTGGGGAATGATGGAAAATTCAGCAGTTGCCTTTACCGACTGGAGAATTCCAGGCGCGTGGACGGATCCGACGCACACAGCCCTTGCCCCTTGTATCTGTGCTCCGATGAAGAAGGTTCGAAGCATGTGCCTGGTGCGACTCCTGATGATCGGCTTGTTGCGCTTCGCAAGACTCGCAACATCATCCCTCGTCAGGATGAGATGTTGGAAAGAGCTGAAGAGTATCGTGCGTTGTGGGGCTGTGATCCGTATCTGTGGAAGTGATGCTTCGGACGTACGATTCATCAGAGATGGCTAGACGTGGCAGGCTGACCGCTGCTGGCGGGAGTCTGTCCCATCCACCATCCGAACGAGAACACAGAGAGACGACAGGCGGATGCAAAACATGATCAGCGCGCCATCACTGCTGGCTGGGGTGTTGTTCGCATTTGGGAACATGATTTGAAGGAAGCGCAAAGAGGGTAACAATGACGGCCAACCATCTAATGGATACAGTTGAGTTCAGAAATTTCAACATCGTTGGGGCTGATGGGCCGTACTTGGTACGCGCAGACGGCCGTAAGCTGCTCGACTTGTTCACGGATACAGGCACAGCATCTTTGGGAACGTCTTGGGCAAGCATCAACGAAGCCATGTCATGTCTGGCCGATTTCCATTTTGGTGCCCATGCTCCAAACTTGTACACCAACCCATTGCGCAATTATGTCAGCGAGCGGGTCTGCAAGCTCATGGGCGCGAGTCGTGTGTTTTGGTGCAATAGCGGAACCGAGGCCGTGGAAGCTGCCATCAAGATGGCGCGCTTGTACCATTACAAGCAGGCAAAGTTGTCAAACCCGCCAAGGAACAACATTTTGTCCGTGTCGGGCGGCTTTCACGGCCGGACGTACGGTGCCATTGCTGCGGGTGATGGGCCATCTTATCACTATGAAGGCATGGGCCCCTATCCAGGCGGCTTCATCCACGCGCCCATCGAGCGCATGTGTGACATGATCATCAGCCTTGGACCATCGTTGGCCGCGGTGATCATGGCACCTGTGATGGGTAACAATGATGTCGTGCCGTACGAAACCGAAGTGTTGCAGAGCATCCAAGCCATGGCCCACAGCGTTGGCAGCTTGCTCATCTTCGATGAGGTTCAGACGGGCTCGGGACGCACTGGCGCACCGACTTACGCACAACGCGTTGGGCTTGAGCCCGACATCACCTGTCTGGCCAAGGGCATCGGCATGGGCTTCCCTGTGGGGCTGGCCTTGGCGCGTGGCAACGCGGGCAACGCGTTCACGCCCGGCACCCATTTCAGCACATTCGGAGGCAACCCAATGTCCAATGCGTTCGTGAACGTGATGTGCTCTTGGTTGGAGAATCAAAGCAACTTGGACAGCGTGATCTCGGTCGGATCCTTCACCAAGTTTGCATTGGAAACTCGCGACTCATTCCCAGACATGGGGCAAGTGCGAGCAGTCGGCATGATGATTGCTTGTGATGTGCCTGTTGACCGTCGCATGTTGGAGCGCGAGGCATTGGCCGAGGGCCTGCTGCTCCCAACGTTCAGAGATGGGCCGGGCACCATCAAAATCACGCCGCCGTTGAATATCGGCATGCCAACCATGGCCATGGCCATGGAATCATTGTCGCGCGCCTACAAACGTTGCTTGGAGTTTTAGCCCAATGGCAGTGGTGATTTTCGAAGGCGCATCAGGCGTTGGCAAGGGAACAGTCGCCAAGAGTTTGGCGAATTTCATCCATGCGCCCGTGTACCGCCCATTCAGGCGCGCACCCGACAGCCACCAGCCCGGCGACGCATACCCCGAGTTGAAAGACATCCCCATGCGGGTCAATACCTGGCGCGAGGATCTTGTTGTTGCCGATTTGCTGGGGGCAACTCATTGCACCGACGTCATCCTTGACAGGTCGCTGATCTCAGGGTTGGCTTACGATGATGATATGTGGGACGGGATGCCGCCAAGCTCCTACGGCAACGAGCCATGGTTGAGCACGACAAGGCTGAGCAAGAATGGCTTGGCTGCTCTGCGACTTTGGGTGAAGCTGTTGTCCGGGAACCATACCATTTTGGTGTTGATGCGACAACCATACGAGGTGCGCAGGGCACGCGGTGGACGCGTCGGTGATTGGGAGGCTAAAGCCATTGATCATGTCGTTTGCCACATCCCCACGGGCAACATCCGGGTGATTATTGCGAATGGGCAAAGCCCTGAAGAGATAATCGAACGGGTGATGATTCATGGCGAAACACGTGCAGCCAGTTTCTGATTCGGATGACAGCGGCATCTCGACGTTCGGCGGTGTCGGGCTTGATTTCGAATTCGGCCACAATGAAAAAACCAAGCCAAAGCGTGATCACAAGCTCCATTGGAGAAGGCGGAAACATCGTGTTTACTTGCAGGCTTGTGAGCGCCGCGATCGATTGCGTGCTGAGCTTGGGAATGAATGTGGCGAGTGCGGTGCCAGGATTGGTGACATGGACAGCAAGGGCGCACCTGTGCTGCTCTGTTTCGATCATGGCGATAACGTTCGTGATTGGGAGCCGCGCAAGATGAACATGATGCACCGCATGCGCATGTACGAACGTGACCACAAGCGTGGTCTGATCAAGTTGAGCTGCAACGAATGCAACGGCTTTGATGGGGCTTGGCACGGTAAGGCGCGAGCCCGGCGCCATCGAAGGGCAATGTCAAGACGATGAGCGATGTCAAATCTGATGACTTTTGTCATTTCCATACGCATAGCGAATATTCCACGCTAGACGGCTGTGGAAAGATGCATGATTTCATGACGGCTGCCAAAGCCATGGGGCAACCAGCCATTGCTTTCACGGAGCACGGGACTGTTCGACAGCTCACAAGGTTGCACAAGGAAATCGAAGAAAACCCGGATGATGTTGTGCGACCCATCTACGGGGTTGAGCTGTATTTGTGTAAGGATATGGCGCGCCGCGGCATGACGCCGGAAGAGAAGGCCCGTGTCACAGACAACCTTCCCAAGTCGCTTCACAAGGAGGCCATCAAGAAATTCGAGCATGACGAGGGCATCACCGGCCGTTATCACTTGACCGTCTTGGCCAAAGATTCTGTGGGTTTGAAGAACCTGATGCGCGTCACAACGCTGGGATGGGTCAAGGGGTTTTATCGGCGGCCACGCGTGGATCTCGATTGCTTGCTCGCAAATCACGAGGGATTGGTGGTGTTGTCGGGTTGCCAGATCGGCTCAATTGGCAGTGATTACCTTGATGGCAAGCCTGGCGGTGCCATCGACAAGGTTACGCGTTTGCGTGAAACATTTGGCGATGATTTTTATGGCGAGGTGATGCCTCACAACATGCCAGACCAAGTCAGAGTCAACAAGGCGACGATTGCGTTGTCCAAGCGCTTCGGCATGTCACTGATCGCAACTCAGGATGCACACTACATCGCAGAGGATGATTGGAAATACCAAGAGGCAATGCTGTGCCTCCACAGCCACACGACCTTGAGCGATCCGAACCGTTGGACGTTCACCACGCACGACTTTTGGCTCAAGCCAAGAGCAGCAATGGCCGAAAGCTTCCGGCAGTTCCACCCCTATATGACCGACGCGCAGGTCCAAGGCGCGCTCGACACCACCATGGAGTTGGAATCCAAGCTCCAAGCCAAGTTGGAAGTCGATAGGTTCAAGGCGCTGGTTCCCAAGGTGTCCATCCCGCCTGAATTCTCGGATGATGAGAACAAGTACATTCGCTCGCTTTGCCTTCGTGGGTGGAAAGAGCGCGACATTGACAGGTTGATTGTGGCTGAGGCTGCTCGCCGCAGGATCTCCATTGGTGATTGTCGCAAGATCTACATGGACCGGCTGCGTTATGAGCTTGAACGCATGGAGGCGCAGAAGGTAACGCGTTACATGTTGGTGGTGTGGGACGTTTACAAATGGGCCCGCGCGGCCAAAATCGAGTGCGGCCCAGCTCGTGGGTCCGCTGGTGGTAGTTTGGTCTCATTCTTGCTCGGCATCACGGACTTGGATCCAATCATGTTTGGCTTGTTGTTTGAACGTTTTCTCAGCCCTGACCGCATTGATCTTCCTGACGTTGACATGGATTTCGAGGATGCCCGCCGGGATGAGGTGATCACGTTTCTGCACAAGCGCTATGGTGAAGACAACGCATCGCAGATAGGCACCAACAACAAGTTGACGGGCAAGGGGTGTTTGCGTGATATTGCTCGAATCATGGACATCCCACTGCGTGAGATCCAACCTGTGGTGGATGCCGTTGTTGAGCGAAGCAGCGGTGATGAACGCGCCAGCATGACCATCGAGGACTCGTTCAAGGAATTCCCAGTGTGCCAGCGTTTCAACGAGCGTTATCCAGAGGTTTTGGAGTACGCCAAGAAGTTGGAGGGCCAGGTCAAAGCACTCGGGGTTCACGCCGCGGGCGTTGTGGTGAGCCCAGTGCCGCTCATCGATGTCGTGCCGCTGGAGATTCGCAGCCAGAAAGGGGATGGCACTCCCAAAGTGGTGACTGCGGTCGACATGTATGGCGTGTCCGACCTTGGCCTGGTGAAGATGGACATACTAGGCATTCGCAACCTGTCAGCGATGCGTTTTTGCCGTGAGGCTGTGGCAGAGAGACATGGGGTTGAAATTGATTGGCTTAAACTGCCACTCGATGACAAGCCAACTTTGGCCAACTTCACCAACCACCACTACATCGGCATCTTCCAATTCGACACGGTGTCAGCAGACAAGATTTGTGATGGTGTTGAGTTCACCAGTTTTGATGACGTGTCTGCCATGGTCGCCTTGGATCGCCCTGGGACTGCTCGCTCAGGTCTTGCCACAGAATACCTGAAGCGCAAGAAGGATCCCAAGAAGATTGTGTCAATCCACCCGCTCGTGGATGAAATATGCAAGGACACGTTGGGGGTCATCGTCTACCAAGAGCACGTGATGAAGATTTTCACGGACGTCGCAGGTTTCAGCCCGGCAACGTCTGATAGCTTGCGCCGCAAGATTGCCAAAAAGTACGGTGATGACGCAATAGCCAAGGAGCGCGAGAACTTCGTCAAGGGTGCCATCGAACATGGGCTGACGCCCGAGTTGGCATCCAAGCTGATCGAACAAATCAAGTTCTTCGGCTCATACGGATTCAACAAGGCCCACAGCGTCGCATACGGCTTGATTGCCTATCGCGAGATGTACTTGAAGACCCATTATCCAATGGAGTTCATGTGGGCTCTGTTGAAAGTCGAGCCCGATACCGACAAGGTCATCCGGATGGTGCGCGCCTGCAAGCGTATGGGCATCGATGTTCTCATGCCTGACATCAATTCCAAGGATCCATGCAACTGGACCATCGAAGGCGGGGCCATCGTCGGAGCAGTATCCAACATCAAGGGCGTTGGCGAGGCCGCAGTGCGAGCCATCGCAGCAGCCGGCCCATACAAGGACTTCGTTGATTTTGCAGAGCGCGTCGATCGCCGCCGTTGCCATAAGGGCGTGGTCAACGCCCTCATCCAGGGTGGCGCATTCGATCGCATGGTCCCCAACACCAAATGGCTCTATGAGAACCTGGAAAAGTTGTGGGTCCATGTCGGCAAAGCCAACAAAGGTTGGCAAGACAAGTTGCGTGCCATCATTCGAGCATCTGCGGCTGCTCCGAAGTGGCCTGCTGACGTAGCGGAAGACATTGCCAAGCGCATCAACCCGATGGCATGCGGCGAGGATCCGCTGGCCCCGTATGTGCCCATGATCGAAGGCATGCGCACCGTTTGGATGAAGATGGACGATGAGGCGATTTGGGACAACCCGGACGCTTGGATGTGGGGCAGGATCATCGAGGTGCGTCAAAATCAGGTTGGCGATTTCCATTCTGGTGAGGAACCAAGCGATGAAGACAAAGCCAAGATGGGGTGGGGCAAGCGTTATGCCAACATAAATGTTGAAGACATGTCCGGGCGTAACCAGCGTGTGAAGATTGATGTGAGTGATTATGAAATCTACAGGCCGTTGCTGGAGCGCGGCGCTGGCACCGTTGTTGCTGGACACGTCGTGATCAACAAGCAGTACCACTCCATGCGTGCCAGCTTTCTTGTGGACCTTGACGAGTTGAAGGCCAAGATTGGTGCCGAGGATCAAGGCGCAACCAGCCCAGGTTTTGATCCGCTTGAGTTATGCTTGTGGGACGGATGGCGTCCGGGCGGGAAGCATGTGTTGCCCATTTGCGAAGACAGGATATGGAAGATGTCAGCGCTTGTGGTTCGGGTGATGCAAAAAACTGACAAGAAGGGCAATGAAATGGGGTTTTTGGGGTTGATCGGATCAGACGGGCTGCACCGCGAATGTTTGTGTTTTGCCAGCAGCTGGGAGTCCTTTCAACAAATACTACATCGTGGTGTCATTGCCAAGTTCAAGTTGACCAAGGAAAAACGCACATATTTCCTGGACAACAAGATCGAAGCGGCTGTGACCGTGATCGAACCGTAGCAACCAATCAAAGCAGGAGATTCCAACATGGCAGGTATTCACAAAGCAGCACGAGCGGCCGGCATCAACGACATGCAGGCAAAGTCAATGTTCGCAGCCATCTTGTCGAGCGTAGCAGATGGCGAACCCGTGATGGTCAAGGACTTCGGCACCTTCAGGCTGAAGCATGCGGCTGCTCGTTCCATCACCAGCCCGCAGATTCCAGGCGGCAAGATGGACATCCCAGCACGCGTGATGCTGAAGTTCCAACCGGCACCCTACGTGAAACGCTTCCTCAATGGCGGCGTGGCTGAGGGCGAAGTCACGGAGGGCGAAGAAAACGAAGAAGAGGAAGCCGTTGTTGAGACGGAAGCCGCGGCCGAAGTCACCAAGCCTGAGAAGGTCACCAAGCCGACATCGCCAGCCAAGGCAACTGCGCCTGCCAAGAATGCGGTCAAGCTTGCTGCCGCAAAGAAGGCGCCAACCAAGGAGTAAGAGCACATGCCGCAAATCGTAACATTCTGTGTCAATGGTGAAAATTTCACATTTGATTTCTCTGAACTGGACATCATTGACACAGACGATTTGCGCTCCAAATCAGCGTCCAACATCGCCTATTGGTCGACCGTTGTCGCCAATGCCGAGGAAGAGATGGACATCATGGAGGCTGAAAAGTCCAATTGGAACGGCAGGGCTGTCTCCATCATATTGAAGTCGCCCGATTCCGGATCTGCCGAATGGAAGATCAAGGCCGCCATCGCTGCTCAGGCCGATTGCCTGTCTTGGGACAAAAAGCTTGCGAAGCAACGCAACACCGTCGCCAAAGCCAAGGCCGTGCTGCTCGGATTTCAAAAGCAACATGATATGTTGAAGGCGATGACGAATTCAGCAGGAATCGACGGAGCGCGGGCTGCAGATCTCGGCAGGACCGATGACAATCGGATGGAAAAGTTCAGGCACGCGCGCCAACAACGCCGCAATCAATCAACTGAAACTGGAGAGTAAAGCACCATGGGTATCAATCTGGACAGAATGGCGCAAGATCGCGCCAAGGCACAGAAAAGTGCAGACGAGTTCAAGGCGCCAGTCGGCGACACAGCGGTGTACATCGCACCGCCGGCACGTGATGATGATGATCTTCCTTACCTGGAAGTGATGTGCCACTGGGGTCTCGGCAAGAGCGGACAGATGGCCATCTGCCAGGATCCGTTGAACCAGCCGCTCATGTATAACAAGTATCTCGTGGCTTTGGCAAAGGAACGCGGTTTGGCCATCGAAAAGGTCAAGATCGGAAAGGATTCCAAGGACGCAGTTGCTGGCGGTTGCGCTGTCTGCAGAAAACTCGATGAGGGCGCGCTGTCGGATCGCCAGAAGGCAAAGCGTCAGTGGCTCTGGATCGTCGTGCCGTTGCTCACGCGTGCGGATGCTCGCAAGCCATTCTCGCCATGGCCTGATGTTAACGCCATCATGCCCTATTTCAGCAGTTTCACGGTTTGGACCGGATTTGTCGATCAATTCGCGGCCGGCGGAGACATCACCAACCCGGATGGCGCTAGCCTGGTGCGCATCATGCGTGAGGGCAAGGGCCAGACTGATACCAAGTACAACATCCAGCCGCACATGGAAAGCTTCAAGACGCCGATTGCCTTGTCGCAATCTTTGCGGGATGCGCTTGCATCCGACATGGCGCCTGGTGAGAAGTGCGATCCTTACAAGGTGATCGCGACCAAATTGCGTACGCCTGAAGATGTCGAAAAGATGATGGCCGGGACGCCTGAAGGTGACGACTATGAGCAGGATCCTGGTCAAAGCGTGGCATCTGAGCCTGCTGCTGGGACTCATGCTGCTCCTGGGGCGAAGGCTGCGACCGCGGCTAAGCCAGCTGCCAAAGCACCGCCGACCAACTCCAAACCCGCGGCCGCACCTGCGAAGCCTGCCCCTGCATCCAAGCCTGCGCCTGCCAAGGTTGCTCTCAAGTCCTTGCCCAAGGCAGAGCTGGAAAAACCCGCATGTTTCGGGTTGGACCCGGACGCTGGCGAGAAAATCTGCCAGGACTGCCCGGTGAACAAGGAATGCTTCGACAAGTGCGGCGTGGATCTTCCCGGTGCCGGGGCTGCCGCTGCGGAGGCATCCGAGGTGAGTGTCAGCGATGAAACGGTGGCCGATGAAGTCGCTCACCTCAGCGCGTCTGAATGCACTGCCGGTCAGGTTTACCTGGTCACCGTTGGCGCCGATGACGTCGAAGCCACCTACAAGGGCCCGGCCAAGGGCAAGCACTTGTTCGTGCAGAACAACACCAACACCCTGCTGAAGCTGGAAGCGGCCGATGCGGTGAAGCAGATGGTCACGGCTGAAGAGGCCGCGGTAGAACCGGACGGCGCTGCTGCCGATGCAACCAGCGCCGAAGCGGATGATGAGCTGAGGAAACTGGAGGCCGAACTGCTGAAGACCAGTCCCAAGCCTGCTCCTGCGAAGAAAACGAAGTAGCACATGGCAACGGCAGCCACAATAGCGGCGGGCAAAACCGCCGCAACGCCGAAGTCGCCAATACCGCAAAAGAGTGTGGCGGTTCCGAAAGTGGCGAAGCCAGTGGTTGCCGTTGCCAAATCTCACAATCCAATCAGCAAAGCGCCGCCGGTCCCGAAAGTCAAAGCCGTTGTTGCTTTCAACTTGACGGATCATCTTGCTGATGAGTTGTCAAAATTGTCTCCGACCGATGTCAGCACATCGCCCAAGCTACGGGTGAAATTGCCTGGGGTGATTCCGTCGCGTGTTCCAACGTTGGATGCTGCTCTTGGTCGTGGCGGTTGGCCGATGGCAAGGTTGGTCATCGTCACGGGCCCGGAAGGCGGAGGCAAGACCACAATCGCCCTCCACGCATGCCTTTCAGTCCAAGAAATGGGAGGCAAGATCGTTTATCTGGATCAGGAGCACAAGCTTGATCTCGATTACGCCAAATCGATTGGTGTGAATCTCGATGACATGTTGCTCTCTCAGCCTTTTGGCTTGGAGAATTGCTTTCCGTTGATGGAGAGCGCCGTGAAGATCATGACCGCGAAAGCGCCGGACAAGCCGCTGCTTATCGTCTTGGACAGCATGAATGCTGCTCGTACCATTGCTGAATTTGAAGAAGAAGATCCAACCAAACTGTTTGTTGGCCCTCAAGCCCGCGTTATGTCATCAAAGTTGCCTAAGTTGGTGCGCGCTATCGCTGGCACGAAGGTGACGATCATGTTCATCAGCCAACCCCGGACGTCAATGGGCGGCACAGCGAGTTGGACTGAATTGGTTGCTTGTGGGAAGGCGCCAAAGATGTACGCCGCGGTCATCGTATCGTTGGAGCGTGACGGCTTCCTGAAGCGCGGTGACACAGACATCGGCTCTAAAGTGAAGGCCAAGGTCATCAAGAACCAGGTTGCGCCGCCTTTCAAGGTTGGCAAGTTTTCGATGGTTTGGGGACAAGGGATCGACTTGGTTGACGCCCAACTCCAACGCGGCTGCGACTTGGGGATGATGTCTTACTCGAAGGGCATCTATGAGTGCCCGTATCCCTTCGATGCTCCAACAGGAGAACCATTGAAATGGCAAGGGACAAAGGGGATTCAGAGGATCATGAAGGATCATCCTGAATTCATGGCACGTTTGATCGAAATCGATCGCGAGACGTACAAACTACCACCATAAAACCATGAGCGGCCGCGTCCAAATCCCATGCAACGAGTGCGCAGCGCTGATCAGCCACTGGCACCAGTGCCACGTTTGCGCGCTTGACATAGGATACTGCAAGGACCACGGCAACTTGGATAGGGCGCGTGAAGAGATGCGATCCCACATCCTCGACCAGCACACAGGAACTGGACTGAACAATGTACCGAGCGATCCTCATATCTGACATCCATTGCAGCAACGCGCTGCCGCATTCCAAGCGCAACCCGGATACCATGTACACTGATCGGCTTTTGGACACCATCAGTGTCTTGGATCAGGCGCGTGAGTACGCCAACAAGCAAGAGATTCCAGACATTTGGATACTTGGGGATCTCCTCGACAAGCGGCTTGCCGACGCCATCACATTGAAAGCGGTATCGTCGGCGCTCCGCCGCATGTTCGCATCGCAAGGGACGTTCCGCCGGGTGTTGCTCGTTCCCGGCAATCACGAAGCCGCGGACGGCGCAGGCAAGCACTTCATTTTGGATGCCTTCACCGACATCGGTTGCTGGGTTGCTGGGGTGTCTGCTCCGCTCGGTGAACCATTCACGACAGGCGCCTCAACCGGTGATCCAGTGTTCTTGCCGCTGCCCTATCAACCCGAGAAACGTGCCACGGAAATCATCGAAAGTTGGTTGCCAGCATGGAAGGGCAAGGGCATCCCGCTGATCCACCAGTCCATCACCGGTGGTAAGATGGGAAATTGGGTTTGCCCGGACGGCGTGTCATCCGAACTGCTGGCCCAATTCAGGTTCACACTTTCAGGTCATTTTCACACGCGCCAAACGCTCGGTCCCAAGAACAACATCATGTACATTGGCGCACCGCTACAACACAACTTCGGTGATGAGGGTGAGGTTCGCGGATGGACGCTCTTGGGATGCGACTACAAGAACGTCAAGGCCGCGCTATGCCCCGCCAAGGCGCCGAAGTTCCACACAATAACGCTGGATTCACAGCAACGGCCGGATTACGCCGACTATTGGTCAACGGGAAGCGCTGGTGACTACGTCACCGTCAGATCTGCCAATCTGGAAGACGCCAAAAAATTGTGTGAATCGTTGATCGATGACGGAAAAGCCGCCATGGCTAAGCCAGTCCTGATTCCGAAGGAACAACAGGCCAAGAACAGACTGGTTGACGACTCGGGTGTTGCCCCGTCCGCCATGACATGGAATGTGGCGCTTGATGGCTACACCAAGATGGTGACGACGGAGCTTGACCGTGCTGCTCTGCTTCAGAAGGGGTTGGACTTCATCGCCGCGGCGGAAGGCGGTGTGAAATGAATGTTCGTCATTTCAGGCGAGCAGCGTTTGCTTTGGCTGATTTTGCAGAGCGCCCAATGGTGAACATCAGGTTTCATTGTCAGGCTCACGGTCTGTCTTATTCGCTGACAGAGGAACTGTGTGATATGATTTTGGATGAAGTGGTTTTCGTGTTGGGTGAGCGTTTGCCCACAACGCCGGAATCGCGATCAAGCGCATGCTGGAATTTGGCATCCCAGTTTCTTGGCGAGAAAGCGGTGGTGCGAAGATGATCAAGTTCAACAGCATAGGCATCAAGGACTTTGGGCCGCTCGGCATGATCAACTTGGTGTTTGAGAACGGCCTGTGGTTGATCAAGGGTGACAACCGCGATACGGACGCAGCCGACTCCAACGGATCCGGGAAAAGCCACTTGTTCGATGCCATCCAGTGGGGCCTGTTTGGTGAGACCAATGATGGCGCTCGTGGTGATGAGCTCATTCGTATCGGCCAACCCGAGATGGACGTGCTGATCGAATGGAGTGATGATGGCCATGCCTACAAGTTAGAGCGGCAAAAACGTCGAGGCAAGGCTGTTGGGCTTCAGCTGGCATGCGATGAACAAGCAATCTCTATGGCCACTCCGGAGTTGACTCAAGCTGAAGTCGAGCGCATCCTTGCCATGGACGTGAAGACCTGGCGCAATACGGTGGTCTATGGCCAAGGCGATCTCGCACGCTTCGCGGATCCAAAGACCACAGATGGCGAGCGCAAATCCATCCTGAAGCGCATCCTGCGCTTGGACGTGCTGGATGCTGCTCTGAAGCTCGCACGCAAGGAAGTCGAAACCGCGGACAAGGCCATCGCAGCAACACAAGCCAACATCGGCAAGGGCGAAGCGTTCATTGCTGGCCTTGGGACCACAGATGGGCTGGATGCGGAACTTGCCCGCATCGATGCAGACTTGGCGACTCAGAGAGTCGAGGTTGCCAAAGCACCCAAGATCAAGCATGTGCTCGACTTGCTGAACCAGCGCATCAAAGATTTCGAGGCGCTTAATGTGCAGATGGCCAAGGCGCGTGCCGACATCCGCACGCTGGAACAACACGTTTCCTCGTGCGACCGCAACGGCGCCGTGGCCGCATCAGCGGCTAAAAGCTTGGACAAGCAAATCCAACAGCTGGAGCGCGGGATCTGCCCGACTTGCGGTGCCAAGACAAGCAACACGCCGGAGGCCAAAAAGCGCGTCACAGCGATGAAGCAAGAGCTTGCTGGCTATGCTGAAAAGGTAAACACCCTGTTGGAATCGCGTGAGCAGTACGTCCAAACCATCACCGAGGCACAGGCCGGCATCGAGACACTGGAAGCGCAACTGGAGCAAGACCGGGCTTGGCGCGAGAAACGCGGCCAACTGCAATCCGAGCTTCAACGCGCGGAATCCGCTGGTGATGAGATGGATCGCTTGAAAGCCGATAGGAACGGCGTTGTTGCTCGCAAGGCTGAGCATGCCATCAAGTTGGGCGCATATCGCGACAGGCTGGGTGTCTTGCGACAGGATTTGTCCGAGCAAGAGCGAGCAGCAGAGCTGTCACGCTATTGGGTGAAGGGATTCGGCAACGCTGGCTTGCCCTCGTTGATGATGGACGCCATCGTGCCGCAGATCTCGACCAGTGCCAACAAGTACCTGGAGACGTTGGCTGACGGTGATATCAAGGTCACCTTCGACACTCAGTCCAAGCTGAAGTCGGGTGAATCCAGGGACAAATTGGCCATGGAACTTTGCATCGAAGGTGTTCAAGGTTCCCGGCCGAGTGGCGGCCAGAAGCGCAAAATCAGCATCGCGGTTGATCTCGCGTTGATGGACTTGGTGGCGTCGCGTGAGCATTCGGCCATCGACTTCTTGGGGATGGATGAAGTCCTGGATGGGCTTGACGCCGCGGGGAAGTCTCGGGTTATGGACTTGTTGCGCAAGCTGCGCGAGACAAAATCATCAATATATGTGGTTTCACACGATTCAGGGTTGGCGGAATTATTTGAGAGCCAGATCACAATTGTCAAAGAGGGTGGTGTTGCGCGCGTGGAGGTTGATGGTTGACGGACGCAGAGCGCTTTTGGTCTAAGGTCAACAAGAACGGCCCAATTCATCCGGTCTTAGGCACATGCTGTTGGCTTTGTGCTGCTGGGGCAGATCCGCATTATGGTGTATTTTCGTATCACGGGGTGAATGTTGGCGCGCACCGCTTCGCATTCTTTCTGAAACACGGCCGGTGGCCCAAACCTTGTTGCTGTCACAAGTGTGATGCTCAATTGTGTGTGAATGATGATCATTTGTTCGAAGGGACGTATGCAGACAACACACAGGATGCCATGTCCAAAGGGCGGTGGGCGCCAAATTGGAACAAAGGAAAGAAGATGGCAGAGTCTTGGAGGCTGAAGGTGATCGCATCAAAAACCGGAGTTCCGCGGCCAAGATGTGCTGTCGAGGCATCAGCCGCTAAACGCAGAGGCATAAAACACCCAATCGGATGCTCACATTGCTCTGCCATTAAGGGCAACAAATACAGAAGCATGGCGGCCTTGAAGACGGAGAAACGACAATGAAACTGACATGCGCATGGACAGGGAAGTATCTGAAGATTGTTCAAGATGCCAGGTTTGATGCACCTGTTTGGGCCAAGACCATCGACCTGATTCGCAATGTGTTGCGCCAAGTAGGGCTGGAGCCGCTGGATGAGGACTTGGAGAACGGCGAGGCGCACTATGTTAGATGTGAGGAGTTGACACAAGCAGTCGCCATGGTCAATTTGCTGATTCAGAAACGTCGCTCGATCAGCGATGACATGGAAATTTGCGGCACGACAGCCATGAGCATTGAGTTGTTGGACGACCACACCAACGACTTCCAGCGCGCGGATCCTTGGCGCAGGCTCATCGACTCCGGCTTGCTGCCGATCATCAATCAGATGATGGTTGATACCGGGTGGCAGCTGGTCGAGGCCGGCAAAGAAGAGTCAGGAGACACGATCGTTCAGCCTGTTGTGTGCAACGAAAACGTTTGGAGCCACTACCAGGCTATCATGAAGGAATTCGACGATTGAGTATCACCACGCACAGAATTTGGCAAGATGTTGTACCGTTCATCAGGGTCAACATGCGATACAACAATGGCAAGTACGGACCTGTGTGCGATGCAGTTTATGTTAATGGTGCTCCTGATTGGTTGGTGGCAAAGTTAATTGCAGTTAGGATGCCTTGCGTTAGATGCCGCAGCGTTATCAGCCCATTCCGCGCTCGCACCAAAGACTCGGATGACAATCGTGAGCACCCCCATTACATCTACTTGTCATCGACTTGCCAGATGGCCGAGCCTGGCAGAGAAGGTTGTTGTAGAAGCAAGGCATCAAGTCAAGAAAAGCAAGCAATATTGGCCAAATTGGCTGCCGACAACCCAACTGCCATCAATACATCGAGGGCGCGATGAATCACCCGATTCGTATTCACGGTTGGGATCTTGCATTGAACCATTCCGGACTGGTTGAAATGGACGGTGAAGGCCGGGTGACATGGTTCAAGTACGTCACAAGCAAACCCACGCAAGCCAAAGCAGCATGGGGCGGCGTCCATCTCAGCATCAAACCCAAGAACAAGACCGATCGTCACCAACACATGATTGATCGCTTGCTCTGGTGGTCGCACTACCTGTTAAATGTGATCGCGGAACGCAATCCCACGCATATATGCATAGAAGACTACGCATTATCGGGCAAAGGCATGGTCCACCACATTGGTGAGTTGGGCGGGGTGGCGCGGATCGCGTCGGTGATGAGTGGCGCTAAACTTCGGCTCCACGACCCGGTGACTTTGAAGATGTATGTGGCGCACAACGGAGCAGCGAAGCCAGAAGAGATGGAAGAGTCAGTGTACAAACGGTGGCCAAAGACCAAGATCTGGTCCCAACTTCCGACCGAGGCACGTTTGGATTTGGTTGTTGGGTACGCGTTGTGTCGCGTGCTGCTGGACGAAATCAACCTGCGTTCAGGCAAGCTGCGTTTGGATACCCTTGACCCCAAAGAAATACAGGCATTCATGCGCGTCACAAAATCCAACCCGGTCAACTTGCTCGGAAGGGAATTCATCAACTATGAAGCCCAACAATGAACGCGTCGCCATATTCGTTGACGCTGCGTCCATGTGGATTGATGCGCGTCGCTACGGCGAAGCACACGAGATGCAAGGGTCACGCATCAACTACAACCACCTGCGCAAGCTGCTGATCGGCAACCGCCGTTGTGCCATGTCCATGGTGTACTTGCGCCAAGTCAACGACCTGGCCAAGTTTGAGACGGCCTTGCTCCACATGGGCTACACAACCCGCAGCCTGCCCGGCGATGCTCACACAGCCATCAAGGAGGACATGGAGCGCACCGCAGACAGCTATGACGTGGCTTGCTTGGTGTCACGTGAGGGTGACTACACAGACCTATTGTCCAGATTGGTGGCCATGGGAAAGCGCATTGAAGTTCACAACTTTGATCAAAATGATGCGTCCATATTGATTCCCAAAGAGCCCGGCGTCAACATAGTCAACCTCAAAGATGACGTGTTGATGACGCACAACAGATCTTGGCAATGATGAAAATCAGAAAAAGCACATGGATTCGCCCGCTGCGCTTGGAAGTGAAAAACCTTGCTTGGCGTAGGATGGTCTGCCTTTTCTTCCCGCATTCCGGGGTTGCTCACAAAACACTGAAAAACGTGAAGATCTGCTCAAGGTGCTATTCCATTTTTGATGGGGCATCTAGGGATGGAGGCTGAGCGCTTCGATTTGTTGATCGTTGACGCTCGCCACCTGCTGTGGCGCTCCACAAGCGTTCTGGCTGCCCCGTCCGCGAAGGTTCGCAACAACGGCAAGCCCTTCGAACCGTTGTCTGCTACGATGCCTGATGGATCAAAGGTGATGACGGGCGGGGTGTACGGTTTTCTCTGCATCCTTCACGCCACATGGAAACAGTTTGGCGGCGTGCCTTTCATCGCGTGGGATGGTCGTCAAGGACCAACCGAACGTTTCAAGATCTTCGACAACTACAAGCACCATGCTGAGCGCCTTGCTGCTCCCCAAGACGGTGGGGACGCATCCCAGCGCCGTGAGATGATGAAAATGATCTTCGATGGCCAACGGGTGCTGCAAGAGTTATTCGTCCACCTGGGGATCCGACAAGCCGAGGCACCTGGCTGGGAGGCTGATGACGTCGTTGCCACACTGACGCAGTATTACAGAAATGGCAACAGCATTGGGATATTGAGCGGCGACCGCGATCTGATGCGCTTGGTCGGCTGCAATGTCAAGTTGATCCGGCCGCTGAAGGAGGGCAAATTTGACGTTGTTGACGATGCTGGCGTCATGGCTGCTTACGGGGTTGCGCCGGACCACGTGTGCGACTTCAAGGCCTTGGCCGGCGATACAGGCGACAACATCCCAGGTGCCATGGGCATCGGTCCTAAGACAGCGGCGAAGCTGCTGGCGCAACACGGCCGATGGCAAGATGTTTTGGATTGGGCGATTGCGAACGAGCCGACAAAGGCCTGGCACCACGCGCTGATCGACTGCTACAACGACGTCGTGATGTCAGCCAAGCTGGCAGCGTTGAATTGCCATGCGCCACTTCAGTTCATCCCGGCGAAGGCAGACAGCCAAGCAGCATTCTTGCAGATGGCCAAGTATCAGTTCAAATCACTGTTGGCCGATGGGCGATTCAGGGAGTTGTTGAACATGGGGTGCCAAAATGCTTGAAAATCCTGTAATCATCAGGATCAAATCGACATTTTGCCCACATATTTGCTTGGATTGCTACTGGGAACATCGTTACAAGAGTCTGCTGGTGCAACACAAGTTGTTGCGCATGAAGTTCTTTCCCAAGTCAAACAACCATAAGGTGGTGCGCCAGCTCATGCGTGCTGAACGTCAAGATGCGGGCGATGAGTACGATGGGTTGCCGCCTGATGTTTTTGACGTCATGGATCGGTGATGATTGAACGTATCGAATCACTTTGGGCTGATTGCCAACGTTGCCCGCTCCACGCACTTCGCCAACGTGTTGTGATCGGCACCGGGCCCGTGCCTTGTGACCTGATGCTCATCGGCGAAGCACCTGGTGCTGAAGAAGACGAGCGCGGGATCCCGTTCATCGGGAAGGCTGGCCGCCTCATGCGCGAGCTTGGCACTGAGGCAGGCTTGGACATGTCCATGGACGCCTACATCACGAACGTCTGCGGCTGCCGCCCGCCGCAGAACCGGCAGCCGCATGACAGCGAGATGGTTGCATGCTCGCCGCGGCTCGATGCGCTGCTACAAGCCGTACAACCCAAAGCGGTGTTGCTGCTCGGCTCGACAGCCTTTCGGGCTTTGACGGGCGGCAATGCTCCCATCACTCGAATGCGCGGGACCGAGATGGAAACTGGTTGGACGTGGAAGGGTAAAAGATCAATCATTCCAGCCATTCCCACCTATCATCCGGCATACCTTTTACGCGTCGCTGACCCAAAGCGCAAAGAAGAGTTCATCAAGGACATGAAACTAGCATCTGAACTCGCGCATGGATCAAGAGCAAACACCCACTCCGACTGAGAACGCTGCCGTCACATTGGCTGTCATTGGGAATCATGTTGACGGTTGGAAGATCTCGTTCAGCGTCGCGGACGCCATCACGATTCTGAGCAATCGCAAGTATCCCGAGCGCGCCGACGCCATCCAGGCGGCTGAACATCTCGCCAAGGCCATCCGCGACACCCTGTGCGTCAACCCAGACATTGCTAAGGTGGCCAACTGATGAGCGACGTGCTGGAAGACGATGAGGATATCATCCCGGATCCGCCGGCCGGTGGTTATCCTGACAAGATCATGCTGGAGGAATTCAGACTCCAGCGAAAGATTGGCAGCGTGACATGGTTCCGCTGTGCCACATGCCCCGTCTGCAAAAACGTGATGCCCAAGGGCTTTGAAATCTGCAGCGCTTCTTGCCACAAGGCACAAGCAACAGCGGCGGCGAAAACGGCGTCACAAAATAGCGTTACAATCGGAGGAACGTCACATGGCAATTCGTTGGACAATCAACCTGGAAGATTTGAAACACGGCACCCACGTGGTGGAAACCAAGGAGGGCGCGCGCCGCGAAGGCAAAATCACGGAAGTGACGTTCACCACCCAGCTGTTGTATGGTCAAGAGGTGAGGACACCGGCGACTCTGATCATCAACAACGATCAGTCGGACTTCATCCAGTGGGAGTTGATCAAGAGCATCAGCCGGAAGCACGGGGCGGCGGAGTAAGCGATGGCAAAGCAACTGTCATCCAACCAGATCCGACGCCGCAAGCGCAAGGCAAAGCAAGCCGAACTGATCAAGCTGGGGCGCGAAGCAAAAGCCTTGGTGGAGTCAGCAAAAGCAAAGGCGGAAAGCGCGGCCGCGGCCGCGGATGACGCTCAAGCTGACAAGGCAGAGCTGCTGGAACGCCTGAACGGCGCACGTGAAGTCTGCAAAGGCCTTGAAGACAAGGTGGGAGATCTGATAGCGTCCAACCACGGCCTTGACGGCTTGTTGACCAAGCGCAACGCGACCATCGATGATTTGCGTCAAACGTTGGAGCAATCCACAATTCACGCCAGGCAGCTTGAAGGTGCCATGGCCGAGTTGCGCACGCAACTGGAGCGGGCCAACACAGACACAGACCGCAAGGCCAAGATCAAGGCGACGCAGATGGTGCGCGAGATGCATCCGGAATGGCGCAAGCGCATGTTGGACAAGAACAACGAGATCGCGCGCTTGCGGATTGTGGCCCAGATGGAACGTTCAATGCGCAATCCTGAGAAAGAGGAAAGCGTGCTGAAGGCCATCAAGCAGCGTGACCAGATCATCGTCGGCATTTACTCCGGCTTGGTTTGGTGCGAGCAACGCCAGGAATTCCAGAGCGGTGAAGGCAAGGTTGCTTGGGATGCTAAACTTGGCACGCTGATGACGAAGTTGCGTGCCATGATCGAAGTGAAAGAGACACCCGAAGTTGCTCAAGCTCCCATGGAGAGAGCAGCAGAACAGGCACCGCCAGTTGCCACTCAAAGTGAAACCGCAGGATAGGAAGGGCGATCCATACGGGGATGGCTATTCTGCCCGTGAAAAGGGCAAGCCGATCACATCCAATCCGCACAAGACGAACACATGGCACCGGCGGCGATGGTCTGCCGGTTGGCGCCAGGCAGGATTGGACTCAGCAACAATCATGTAGGAGGTGTCCATGAGTCGCATGCTGGCATGGTTGAAGGGGAAATTCAGGGAAGCTGATGAAACGCGCGAAGAGCTCACCAGCGGCGTGATGAAAGTTGCTGGCATGTTGTGTTTTCATTCTGATCCTTGCCCTCACCATCGTTCTGTGGCCGTTGAAATCAACAACATCTTGACGCGTGAGTTGCCGTTTCGTTCTGGAAGTTATGCTGCCCTGACGGAGCTGTGGAAGTTGATCGATGATTACCGCCTTGATGGCGATAACGCGGGAACAGTCAGGAAGATCAACGACTTGGTGGTTGGTGTCGAGGCTGGAGCCTATCACAACGGCTTCGAGTCCGGCCGGAAGATGTCAGACAAGCCCAACAAGGCCGGACTGGATACACCGCTCAATACTGTGTCCTGATGCGTTTCTTGTTGCTCATGTTGTTGGCCAGCGCAACGGCCGGACACCACCACCGCACAAAGCCAAAGCCGATCAAACAAGGCCACGTGCTTTGGCCCATCATCGCAGCAGCGAAGCATGCAGGCAAGCGCATCGAGACTTGCTTGGCTGGGGTGTATGCGACGCCCGATGACGTCAACTCCAAGACCAAGACCGCTACGGGCGCAGATCCGACGCTCACACCAGGCATCGCTCATCGCACGCTGAAGCTCAACACTCCGGTTCAAGTGTGCGTTCACAGCAATGGTGTCTGCCTCGATGCGAGCGTGATTGATCGTGGCCCCTACGGCAAGTTGGCGGCTGATGGTACGTGGTTCAATGGAGCGAAGGAACTTGGCAGGCCGGGCAAATGGCGTGGCTGCGCAGACATCTCCGCACCGTTGGCTGTCTTGCTCGGCATCAGCACGTTATCAGCTGTCACCCTGATCAGCGAAAGGTAAGCATGAAGAACGAAACGATTGTCATCTATCACGGCGGCTGTCGTGACGGCTTTTGCGCGGCGTGGATCGTCAACAGGTTCATGAAGCGAAAGAAGCAAGAGTGCGATTTCTTTGCTGGTTACTATGGACAATCACCGCCAGATTGCTGGGATCTTGACGTCATCATGGTGGACTTTTCATATCCGCTGGCTGAGATGGAACGGATCATACGCCAATGCCGGACCTTGCTTGTCTTGGATCATCACAAGACAGCCATGGAAGCTTTGAGGCCTCTGCAGAGCGTCTTGGATCCAGCATTGAGTCGTGTGCGCATCATCTTCGACATGGACAAGAGCGGCGCCCAAATGGCCTGGGATGCTTTCGCATGCAACACAGTTTCCCCGTACTTGGTGCCGTACATCGAAGATCGCGATCTGTGGCGCCACCGGTTGCCCGAGTCCAAAACGATCAATGCCTACATCGGATCGCTCCCATTCACATTCAAAGCTTGGGATGATGAATATGAGAGATACTTGGACGAGGAGCATAGGCTGCCGTTGCGTGAGGGTGCGGCCGTGCTGGCGAAGGTCGATCAGTACGTCGCTGTGGTGCGCAAGAACGCGTTGATCTGCCGTTTCATGGGGCATTCGGTCCCGGTTGTCAATGCGTCGCAAGTCGACATCTCTGAATTGCTGGAAGACTTGTTGGTGAACCCGCTTCCAGGT